CGGATTACTCCGCTAATAATAAAGCAATTAGTAATAAGGTAGGTAAAGAATATAATAGACCGTACCACAAGTACGTGATTGTCATATTCTTTTGTTCTGTCGTCTGAGAATGATCCGAGTGCATATTTCCAAATCCTAGCAGCATTTCCCATTCGATCCTTCATCGTAAGCATGATCAGTATCTTTTAGAATGGGCGTAGATGTTGTATTCGGATTCCATGGAAAGGGAATTCCAGTCTTATTACCATCGTCAAGAGGAGACTCTTTGACATACCCAACATACTTTGCATTCGCATCCTGTTCTAATATTTCATTTACTCTCTCATCATACCATGCTATCGGTATACCTATGTCTAGTGACTTCAAATATTCTGATTTGTACAAATATAATAACTCGTAACTAAGAAAAGTTGGATTGTTGAATTTAGGTAATTGATCTAAAAAGTGTCTAGTAGTTGATTCTTCTCGTATTCTAGATTGTTGATTATGAAGTATGTTTTGATCCCTACCGATGACTATGACTTTGGTATTTACACCCAAGTCCTGTGCATTTGAACAAAACTGTTCGACGTTTGGACACCATTTAGTCCCTTTACTTTGAATGCCAAGTGGGATACTTATAGAAGTAAAAAAATATTGACTTTGCGACCAGTCAAATTTATGCAGAGTGGACGGATCCTTCCAATACTCGGCAAAGGGCTCTGAAAAACGGTGAGCTTCCCAATAGTTATCAAGAAGACTCTTCCAACCAAAAACGTCTTGGTGAAGTGAGAAAATTTTAGACCAAAGGTGGTTGCCCGAACCTTGAGGTCCCGTGAGCACGACAAGCGTCTTGTTCATCATAATCAGTACCTTTATATAATTATAACATAAATAATCTGGACTGTACATACAGTCATTATAGGTACATACCAGAATGGCAAATCCAAAGATAAAAATAAAGCGATCTAGTGTCGCTGGCAAAGTCCCACATTATCCCTCTACACTGGACTTAGGGGAATTTGCAATCAATACTGCAGACGGTAAAGTTTTTATTGTTGCAGGTCAACACGGAGTAGGTGTTGGAACCACAGTACAAGAAGTTGGTCTATCTACAGAGACTATACTTACACAATCATTAGATGTTGACGGACCTATTGATGTAGATGGTCATACAAATTTAGATAATGTAGATGTCTCAGGTGTCACCACGTTTAGTGGCAATGTAAAGTTTGAAGCACAAGTTCTTGATGGTGATGGTGGATTCGGAACAAGTGGACAAATTTTTTCATCAGATGGTACAGACACAAAATGGATAACTGTAGGTGACATCACGGCTGGTGCTGCTGCTTCAGTTGGTGTATCAGCAGATAGTTCAAACGCAGTAAGATATCTTACATTTGTTTCTGGAACCTCAGGAAATAGGTTTATAAGAGTTGACACAGATATAAATTATAATCCTTCAACAAATACACTAAACGCAACTAATTTTGGTAATCTAAATGCAACTGGTGTATCCACAATTAGTGGATTTACTTTTCCAGTACAAGCAACAGATGACGGGGACAATGGTCAGGTTCTTGCCACAGATGGAAATGGTACACTCTCATTCGTTACAGCAGAGAGTGGATCTGGTACAGCGACAACTATATCTCAGAACGGATACACTGCTACAGCAGGTCAGACAACATTTACATTACCAAATCTACATGATGATGGAACAAAGACATACCCAGTAGAGGTATTCATGAATGGTGTCAGAGCGAGGGTAGGTGCAGGTGCATCATTTGACTATCAATTATCTGGCACTCAACAGATTGTATTCAATTATGGACTTGAAGTAGGAACTAGAGTAGTTACCAAGGTAGGTTTTGGTCACACTGTAGATGAAAGACAATTTACAACTTCACAAGGCGACACAACATTTACAATCACTGGTGAACAAGCGACACAAAATAAGTTTCATGTTTACCTAAATGGAATGATGCTAAGAAGAGGAACAGATTACACTGCTGGATCTCCTGTCATATTTTCAGAAGCAACATCAATAGGTGATGAGGTTATTCTTATGAATGCCAATGCAGAAGAAATTTTCAGTGCTAGTGAGGGTCAAACTAAATTTACTGCAACTGATTCAAGCACAACTGCAGACAATACTCAAGTATATTTGAATGGTGTTTTTCAAGAAATTGGAACAGATTATACACTAGGTAGTCCCTCAGTCACAATTATCAACCCTGTAACTGGACTTGATGAAGGTGACAACCTTGACATTGTAATCACCAGATAAATAACAACATGGCAAACCCTGCAACTAGACAAGAACTAGCAGATTACGGAAAGAGACAATTAGGTGCTCCCGTATTAGAAGTAAACGTCGCTGATGAACAAGTAGAAGATTTGCTTGATGATGCGATACAGGTATATCAGAACAGACACATGGATGGTGTCGAGTTGATGTATCTAAAACATCGTGTGACTAAAAATTTTCTTGATTCAATACAAGCCACAAAAGTTGCTGAAGGTGAAACATCCATAGGTATTACTACAACAAGTACAACTGCAAACATTACAGGTTTAGGTACGACTACTTTTGATTTTGAAGAGAATCAAAACTTTATTCAGATACCTGACGCTGTTATAGGTATAGAAAGAGTATTCAAGATTGACAATAGAACAATCAGTACAAATATGTTCAACATCAACTATCAGTTGTTTTTGAACGAGATATACTTCTTTAGTTCTATGGAGTTACTATCTTATACACAAACTAAAAGATATTTGAATGATATAGATTTTATTTTACATCCTGATAAAATGATCAGGTTCAATAGGAGACAGAATAGATTATATCTTGATGTTGATTACTCAAGTATGAAAGAGGATGATTATATTATCATCAAGTGTTATAGAGTTTTGAATCCAAATGATTATCCAAAAGTCTATAATGATATATTTTTGAAAAGATATTTTACAGCACTATTGAAGAAGCAATGGGGAATGAATCTAATAAAATATCAGGGAGTTAAATTACCAGGTGGTGTAGAGTTGAATGGAAGACAGATATACGATGATGGTGTAGCAGAACTAAATGCATTAGAAGGTAAGATGGCGAATGAGTACGAATTACCCCCACTTGATTTGATTGGATAATGGCACTAAACCCATTTTTTCTACAAGGTAGTAAAGGTGAGCAATCTCTCCTTCAAGACCTGACCAATGAACAAATTAGAATGCATGGCATTGAGTTCATATACATGCCTCGTGTTCTAGTCAAAGATTCAAGTGTCATGCGTGAGATTACCAGCTCAAAGTTTGATAGAGCATTTCCTATAGAGGGTTACATCTCATCATTTGAAGGATTCGATTCTAATTATAATTTACTTACAAAGTTTGGCGTAAGATCAACAGCTGAGATGAAAATTATCATCTCAATTGATAGATATGAAAATGGTATTGCCCCTTTATTGTGGAAATTTCCAAGTGCTGCAGTAGGTCCTACAGGTAGAGCAACAGATCAAACAAGACCTTTTGAGGGAGATCTAATGTATTTCCCCCTAAGAGATATAATATTTGAAATAAAATATGTCAATGATATAGAGCATTTTTATCAATTACAAGATAGATACACATATGAATTGACATGCGAACCATTCGAGTACAGTGATGAAGTCATTGATTCAGGGGTGGCAGAGATTGACGATGACTTTGATGATGAAGGTTACAATGTCACAATGATATTAGGAGATGCAGGTGCAAGAGCAACAGCATCAGCAACATTGGTTAACAATGGTGTTTACAAGGTTGATATACTCAACGGTGGAACTGGATATACTGTGACACCCACTGTAAAAATTGATCCGCCAGAGGGTGGCGGTATCACAGCGTCGGCAGTTGCAATCACATCAACAACTGGAACGAGAAACTTCAAGTCTTTACGAGTAGAAAGTGTAAGGATAACAAATCCTGGTGCTGGATATACAACGATACCTAATGTACAATTCCTTACTGAAGATGGTAAAGGCAGTGGTGCACAGGGATTAGTGGGAGTAGGAACTACGGGTGTGATAAATTCAGTGACTGTCAATTTCAAAGGTCAAGGTTACTACGAGACTCCCCTTATTACTGTGTCTGAACCAGGTTTACCAGGTGGAGTCACTGGTATATTGACTGCTAAGTTCAACACCACAACCAATCAAATTGATGAAATTGAAATTATAAACGCTGGATTCGGATATACAGCTACACCAACAATAACAGTAGCCGCTGCATCATCAATAGGAAGTGGTACGTTCTCTTATGGTGAGATAATTACAGGAGAGTCAACACTCACAACAGCGTTTGTAACCAAGTGGGATACTTCTACCAATACATTACTAGCGAGAAATCTATCTGGTGACTTTGGTGTAGGAGAACAAATAACTAATGTGGGGTATGGTACAGCTGTGTATACGCTAGATAGTATTGAATATAGTGATGATGATGCTTTTGAAACTGGTGATGAGATACAAACTCTATCCACAACAAGCATACTTGATTTCACA